TCTTTGCATAGAAATCCGATTGAGCCGCCAATGCCGCTTTGCGAGTAATAGCTTGCTGGTCCACGGCCGCCTCCATTCGTTTTTGAGCGGCGGCTATGGCTGTGGCATTGCCGGATTGTTGCGCCCAATAAACCTCATATCGTGCGGCCTCAACCGCTTGTGTGGCGGCTATGGCTTTTGATTTGGCACTCTCAACCGCTACGGCGGCTTCCTTAACGCTTGTGCGCATAGCCTCAAGGGATGCTAATTGCCCCGCTTGTTTGGCTGCTGTTTCTTGGGCTATGGCAGCACGATAGGCAGCACTCTTTGTTGTCAAATCAACCTTAGAGAGAGCCAAACGCTGCTCCACGGTCATAACGCTTAGGGCGGCGGCTTCATAGCCGTTGCTTGAGGCGGTAAGCCCGATATTGGATAGATACTCTTGTTGTTGGGCGGTGAGTAGGCTTTGAATGGCCGCTATTCGCATTTGTTTGACAATGGCGGCCTTTTCCTCGGCTGTGAGCATAGCCTCAAGAGCTGCGTAATGCTCATTTTCAGCGGCGGTCATAGCCTTAATCTGAGCGGTGGCAGTGCCATTGAGAGCGGCCTCGGCTTTCATCAATACCAACTTGGCACTACGGGCGGTGTTGTCAAGGACTGCAACGCCGGTGTGTCCTTTCATCGCCACGCTGGTAAGTATCATAGCGGCCTTATAAGAGCCGTAGGCAATGGTAATGGATTTGAGTATGCGTAACACATCGTCCATGTGTTCCACAAAGTAGGTAGCCCCGGAAATACCAGCGGAAAAAATATCCTCGCCAGCCTTACCAAAATCGTTAAGCACGGTGTCCCATGCGTCCTCTAAGTTGGCAATCTGTCCCGTGAGAGAGGCAGATTGTTTCTCCATAAGGTTGTAGAATTGACCGCCGGCATTGGTCATCTTGTTTAAGACCTCCTCAACCTCCGGAAATCCGATTTTGCCGGCAGATACCATTTCGTTTATCTTGTCGGCTGTCACCCCATACTTTTCCGCGAGTTCCTTAACCAAAGGAATACCACGGCCCGTAAATTGCCTTACGTCCTGCGCATACAAACGCCCCTGTACCATTGTAGTACCATAGAGGTACACAATATCATTGAGCGGGATTGAAAGGCCGGAGGCTATGTTTCCCAGCCTTACAAGGGTGTCATTTACTTTGTCGGCACTAACACCGTATGCCATGAGCTGCTTTGCGCCCTCGGCAACACCCATAAGGTCAAATGGAGTTTTGGCGGCGGTGTCTATCATCTGCCCCATCAGCTCCTGCGCCTTAGAGCCACTGCCTAACATGGTTTCAAAGGCAATTTCCAACTGCTGGAATTGCCCGCGGGTCATCACGATAGACGATAGCAAACTTTTCATTCCCTGCCCCACAAGGTAGTAGGAAATGTATTGTCCGGCACGTTCTGCCATCAGCCTAAAAGAATCCTCAACACTGCCAACCTCATCAATGGCCGTGTTGGAGAAATCTTTTATGCGCCGCTCCATAGCCTGTGCGGAAACATTGAAATCATCTATGTCGAGCGTAGCCCTAAAACCTAAGCCACCGCCTATATTTTCCATTAGATTAAACCTTTGAGATAGTTTTTAATTTCATCTTTCGTTGAGAGATTTGCCGGTGGGTCGTTTTCGTAGTCAATTTCGTTTCCGTCCTCATCTTTCGGCAATTCCTTTGTTCTCGGTGCGTCAGCAATCATAAGCGACACGTTGAGCCACGATATGCCCCATAGCAAGTAATCATAACTCCACCCAAACGAGCGTAAGAGTTCGCCACGATTACCCCACGGGCTATTCAACCCTATTACTCTATCCGCTGCTCTTGGGGTTTCGGTCGGGTCGTTCCCATTTCCCGTATCAATCGAATAGAGGATGTAAAACCCGCGGTGTTCATCATCTGGTTAATAACCTCGGCCAGCTTTTGCAATCGTGCCACTGTGAGGTGTTCAATGAAAAATTCCGCAAGCTCCTTAACGGATTTGTCGTTGGGGTCGGTGACGCATGGATTATTGAGGACTGCAACGGCGGCTATCACGGCCATCTGGTCTATATACTTGAAAAGGCGTTTGCTCTCTTGGAGCGGTTGATTTTGGATAGCCTCCTCATCGTATTCTATGGCAATGTAGAGCTTGCGCAAACAATCAATCGTACCCAGATAGAGCGGCTTGATATAAAAGTGGCGCATATAAACCTCTTTCGTTCTGCCTAAATCCACGTCCGGCACCTCGGTAATCTTTACGTCCCAGTCTTTGGGTATGCGCTTATCACGCCACACTTTGTTTCGCTTGCGGAATATGCGCTTTTTGAGATTAAACCACTTTGAGGGCTTAACCGGGTTAATTTTCAAAGGCACGGAGAATTTAGCACCCATTGACAATAGGGCGTTTATCGCCTTATCCTCAATTTCTAAGCGTTGTTCCCGCGTTAGTTCCTGTTCCTTTTCTTGTTCGGCCATATCGTTAAGATTAAGCAAGCCCCCTAACCGAATAGGGATAGGGGGCTTGGCTGGTTGTGGTTTCAGCCCGTGGTTAGTCGGTCTTGGTGGGGTCGGTCATACCCTCGTCAGCGCAAAGCTGGTCTTGGAATTGGATTTTGAGCGGCACCAGTGCGATACCCTTTGCTGAATAGGTGATTTCAAACTTGGGGATAATCGAAACATTGGGGCAGCCGATAAACAAGCCCTCTTCCGGCATGAGCCAGATAGCCCATTCCTTGTAGGCAGGTTTGCGGGGACGTAGCCACTTGCGCTTGCCTTTGGTCCCGGTGATTGTACCACCAAAGTAGCGTTGCAGCAACTCCATATCCGGGTCCATGAGCGTAGCACTCACAGCGGTTACAAACTCGCCGCAGAGGTTGATTTTCTTGCTTGACGTTTCCGATTCGTGAGTTGTCACCTCAACGTCATCATCAAGAAGCTGGCAGGTGTCTTTGTAAACATCGCCCAAATCAAGCCATGCGGGGCCGTTTGCGGGCATTTGGCCGGGGGTAGTTCCGGCAGGGGTTACATAGACTTTCTTTAACCCCATTGTGCATAAAATAGGCATGGTTGTTGAAATTTATTGTTTAGTTCTTTTTTCTACTACTGTAAGCTCCAGAGCAAAGGAAACAAAATGCTCATCGTGTTCCGGTTCCTTGATAGGCGGATTGATAAGCCCCACGGTCCAGTTATACCCGGCACCGTGTTCATAGTGGTTTTGCAGTACCTCTATCGCCTTGCTCCTTATCTCTATGAGCCTTTTGAAATGAGTACGGAAAACGGTTTTACCATTAACTCTTTTAGGCAAGTCCGGCACATGGATATTCACATTGATTTGCCCGAAACGCACATCATCCTCACCAGCGATTGTGTGAGGCACAATGATTACGTCCTCTTTGGCGTAATCGTTTCTTTCGTAATCAATCACACCGCTAATCATGGTCTTTACCTCGCTCTCTTGGAGCATTTGGTAAACCCTAACTGCTATTTCCTCGGTCGTTATCATATTGTCGTTCCAAACATTTCATTTGCTTTGGCTTTCGCCTTATCCATTAGCTTTTGCATGGCTTGCGGAAAATCGGTCTTTGCTTTCAGTTCCGCGGGTAGTATCACGTTATAGCCCTTTGCCTCCACATAGGCGGCGTAGTTCATACCAGCCACGATAACAAGAGATAATCGGTTGGGTAATGATTCAATCATTTTCATTGCGACTTGCAAAGCTGCGTCATTGCCGGCCCCGGATTGTTGCGGCCCGCCATAAAACACTATATCCTTGCCTTTCGCCACCGCATAGCCTATTGAGTTAGTGAGGTTGCCCGTCCTATCGGTGTAGTTGTGCATGGCTTTGGCGTATTTCACCAATTCCTCACCCAGATATTGCATTAAGAATATGGCTGCTTGCTCCAGCCTTTTCTCAAATGCCTGTACTTGGGCGGCAATAAGCCCATCACCGAATGTTGGAGTTATCCCCATATCTCAATGTACTTGCGGTTGAGAGTGTCAACACCCTTAACCGTGATTGTTTCTATCTCGCGTCCGTCAGCCCCCACAAGTTGCACGGTATCACCCTTTGCCAATTCTCCACGAAAGTATTTAGGAATAAACACATCGTAAGTGTAGGTGTAGGTTTGTCCGTCCGTGCCTATAATGGTTTTGGCAGGAATGGTAACATCAATCTGGCACTTGCAACCCTTGACAAAGGCACTATCCGCACCATCATCAAGAAAGCCGGTTGTGGGGTCAACTGTCGCATTGCCCGCCGGGCGATAATTGAAAGAGCCATTGAATTTCATAACTACCAATACATTGAGCCATCCGTAATTGAGGATATTTCCAATATCTCATCAGCATCAAAGCCGTTTTCAGCGCACAAAGCCTTGATACGCTTTTTCAAGCCCTCAATGTTGAATGATTGTGAGGATTTGCCTTGACTGTCGCTGCTCAACACCAACATCTTTTTGAGAATGTTGATAGCGGCTTTCGCCACGGTCTTTTTGCAGTCCGTTGAGTAGGTCGTATCAACGCTTTCACAACCAGCGTCCATAAGAGCTTTCTTACATACCACTTGCGCGGCTGTGTAAGGTTCGATTTCGGCCATCAGTGCCTCAAGAATTGTAATATCCATAGCTTACTCGTTATCCGTTTCGGTTTTGCCCCAGTCGTTGAGAGCTTCGGCGAGTGTCTGCGCCTGTTCATCGGTGAGAGTGGATAAGGCGTTGCTCACGGCCTTTTCTTTGGCGTTGTGTGCAACCTTAATACCAATCACGCCTAATGCGGCCTTGACTGTTTCTAAGGGGTAACGATACCCGCGAAAGTCCACGGTTACACTCGCCTCCTCATCTGTTGGAGTGGGGTTTGTCGTAATGGCAGCCGGTGGGGTGCTATCCAGTGCAACGATAACACAAAATCCACGCCCTACAAGAGCGTTGATACGGTCAACATCGTTGCTCTGGATAACATCACCGGGGCAAAGGGTCTTACCCTCTGCCTTGCCATTGAATTTTTTGATTACTCTTAAATCCATAGCAAAGCATTGGGTTAGACGGTTTCCAGTTCAGTTGTGGCGGCGAGGGTTTCGTATTCCTGCTTAGTGAGATACATAGGAGCGATTCCGTTCTCATCCAGCTCTACGGGCTTTTCCTCTATGCCGCGGACTTGGCAGCAAATAATCTGCCCAATCTCGGTGATAAGGGGGATAAGACGGGCTGCGCCCTCGGTGTATTCACCGGCCACCTGCCCGGTGGAGGCACCGGTGCGCCACTTGGAAATGCGAATACCATTGCCGGCGTTGATGTAATCCACGTTATCCTCCTCTATGAGTTCGGAGTCCTCAATAGCGGGCTGGATTTCGCCGATTACGCTAGCGGGTTTGATAGCGATAAAGTTATCATTCCACGGATTGATAGCCTTGCTCTTGCCATCGGGGTTGATACCCATCTTACGCTGTACCACAGTGATAGGGGGTATCTGGTTTTCGGTGAGCAACGCGGAAAGTTCGGATTGTGTGACAACCTGCGCTTTTTTGTCGGACCCGTGGGCGAGGAGGCGTGTGGTTTCATCCATACGCAACCATGTGTAGAGCTGCTGCGACATGAGGATTTCACCCGGCTCTACGCCACGGGAACGGAGATAGGAACAGAGCGCGGAAAGAAACAGAATAGGAATGAGTTTGCCGGCCTTTGTGTTTGCAGTGGTCCAGTTAACCGCGCTCACTATCTTGTTGAGTTCGGGCATTGCGTAGTCCACCTCATAGGCGCGACCGCCGGGGTTGTTGAGTTCGGGCTTGAATTGAGCGATACCCCAGTTGGAAAGAGCCATCAGCACGATAAAATCCATTACGTCCTTACAACCGAGGTAAGCGTCCTGTATATCGTGAGTGAGGGTCTTTTCGATACGTTTTACTTTGTCGGATTCCTTGAGGCGAGGGTTTTCGTAAACCTCCATGAGTTTACGATAGTCGCGGGCCTGCATTACGAATGTGTGGCCGACACGGGGAATTTCCTTTGTCCAGAGGTCAAAGCCATCGGTACGGCGTAACGGTGTGGGGGATTCATCGCCCACAAGTGTAGCCATAAAGCGGATATTGTATCTACCCACGATAGCCTCAGCTGTCAGCGACATCTGAGGTTCATTGTAGGTAAACCAGCCATCGGTATACATCTTTTGGAAAAGTGCAACCTCACGCTCCGAGGCTTTGTCAAAGGTCTTTCTCCATGTGGCAAGCAAGTCCAGCGGTGTACCGTTCTTGTGCAAGCCCTTGAATGTAGAGAAAATTGACTTAGGCATGATTTATTAAAATTAGATGTTGAAAACTTAGAGTGATTTTGTCAGTTTGACGTGAGGGTTGGCTTTGAGATAGCAACCGGTTTCATCTTTCTGACTTGCGGGGATAGGAGCAACGCGCCTCTCATAGAGAGCGTATTGCATAGTATCAGCGGTGACATCCATAGCGGTTTCAAACTCGCTAACGGTGGTGTCCTTGATTGTGAGAGAATTTGCCTTGCCACGCTCTGCGGCGTTCTTGGCTGCGTCCTCTACAACCTCAACAAGCACGTCACCAACAGCGAGGCCGGCAATGGCTTTGTCAAGCGTGATACGATAAGTGCTGCCCTTTTCCTCTACCTTTGTGATAGTGGGGGCTGCTGCGAATGTGCCGGTGATAGCGTCCGCTTTAAGTACCTTATCGCCGACAGCGTAGAAAGGCGCATAAAACTCATCTACATAGAGAGTGAGTATTTTTGCATCCTCCGCGTCAACGTCCGATACCTTTGCAGTCTTAATCACCTGCACCTTGCGGGCTACCTCATCGCGGATTGCGGGGGTGCCGGCCGGGATAACATCACCCACGGCAAAGTTCTGTTTCTCTTTGTCGAGGTTGAAGCCACCCATTACGATTGAGGGGCTACCCGTGAAAATCGGGCGCGTACCTGTAAACGAGGCGGTCTTGCGTTTCATCGTTGTTGAAATTTATTTGGCGGTTATTGATTCCAGCAAAGCATCAGCGGCCTCATCAACCTGCTTGTCGCTTGCTGCTTTTGCACCCGTATCGGCCCCGGAGATAAGCCCATTGGTGATACAGTCCTGTTTGAGAGTTGCCACGGCCGTTTCAATATCCTCATCATCGGCAATGGTCTTGCCGAGGCGTTCACGGAGAAACACGGGGATTTTGTGCTTTTCAAAGGCGGCATTGATTTCAGCGGTACGCGCCCCACGGGTGCGCTCTGCTTCCATTTCATCCAGTCTTTTGCGTAGCGTGGCTATCTCATCATCGGAGTTATCCGAGCCTTTGCCCTTACCCTTGCCGCCTTTGCCTTTCTTGGTGTTGGTGTCATCGTCCGTGTCGTTGTCATCGTCATCGTCCGTGTCGTTGTCATCGTCATCGTCCGTGTCATCATCTTTGACGGTTTTGGTCTTGGCGTTGCCCTTTGCTTTCTGCGCCCAGCGTGTAGCCTCACCCTGACTTTCGGTTGCTACATCAGCGATAAGGGTTGCAGTCGTTTCAATCAGTTCCTCATCGGTAGAATCATCCTCAACGCTGCCACCGAGCTTTTCGGTTATCGCGGTAAGGTACTTCTCCGAGAGGCGCGTGTCTTTGGTTTTCTCCTTGACTTTCGCTAAAAGTGCCTTGTTCATACCTGTAATTAGTGTTGTTGCCCGTTAGGGCAGAGTTACTTAATAAGTGCAAAGATAGCCAA